TTGCTGTATAATAAAGTATGAAAAAAATCTATCATACTTGGCAAGACGTAGAAAGCCAGACACAAGAAATCCTACGACAGATCTGTTCAGATTCCTGGCGGCCTGACTATGTGGTTGGTCTCACCCGCGGCGGCCTGGTTCCAGCCAACCTGATCAGCCAGTATCTGGGTTGTAGGATGGAAACACTCAAGGTCAGCCTGCGCGATGGCACTGAATGCGAAAGCAACTTGTGGATGGCCGAAGATGCTTTTGGTTATATGCCCAAAGAAGAACGTTTATTAGCCGAGTTTGATTTTGCCTTGCATGCTAAAAATATCTTGATAGTAGATGATATCAACGACACCGGTGCCACACTCAACTGGATACAACAAGATTGGATCAGCGGATGTTTTCCTGATGATACTCGTTGGTCAGAAGTCTGGGGTAAGAATGTGCGTGTAGCAGTGCTGGTTGACAACGAATCAAGCAAAAATCAAATTCCTGTAAGCTACAGTGCTGTGAATCTAAATAAGGCAGAAGAAGATTGTTGGATTGTTTTTCCTTGGGAAGAATGGTGGCAAAGATAGCACGATTTCTTTTTGTTGTATTAATGTCGATTTGCTCGGTAGTCCAGGCAGAAACCTGGTTGGGTGTAGGCGGAGGCAGTGTGCATTTGTGCCACGCATGTGGTTACAACAATTTTAACCCAGGATTGGGCATACAACAAAAGGTCAACACAGACTTGCGACTGCTAGGCGGAGTGTATTATAATAGCTATTACAAGACCACAGTTTATGCTGGAGCAGGATATCAACCCTGGCAGTATGGCGTGATTCGATTTGGCGTCATGGGCGTTTTGGTAACCAATTATGACCATTTACAAGTGCCGATTATAGTGTTACCGGCCTTGAGTATCGAAGGCAATCGAATTGGGGTAGACATCTTGGGATTTCCCAGCATTGGATCAAAAACAGGTTTGATAACAGCAAATTTAAAATTTAAACTATGAAAATAAAAGTTTCGGAAATATTTTACAGCCTGCAAGGCGAAGGACGCTTTGTGGGTGTTCCTAGTGTGTTTTTAAGGACCTATGGTTGCAACTTTACCTGTGCAGGGTTTGGTTGTGCGCCAGGTGAAAAGTCTACAGGTGCTGACGATGTAGCCGAGATCGTTCACATGTACAACACATTCAATGATTTGCCTTTGGTTGAAACAGGTTGTGATAGTTATGCCAGTTGGCATCCTGCGTTCAAGCATTTAAGTCCTAACTTGACTACCGAAGAACTAGTAGACAAGATGTTGACACTGACACCCAACAACCAGTGGATGCAGAACAATGGCAACGATGTGCATCTTGTGATCACAGGTGGAGAACCTTTGCTAGGATGGCAACGTGCTTATGGCGAATTATTGAGTCATCCCCGCATGGCAGACTTAAAAAACATCACGTTTGAGACCAATGGTACTCAGGAGTTGCACAAAGATTTCCGTCACTTCTTGTTGGACTGGACCTTGAATTCCCGGCTGGGCAAGAAAGGTCCGTCAGCATTGACCTTTAGTGTGAGTGCCAAACTTAGTGCGTCAGGTGAAAAGTGGGACGAGGCCATACGTCCTGATATCGTTATGAGCTACGCCGATATCGGGCATACCTACTTGAAGTTTGTGGTAGAAACCGATGAGCATATTGTAGATGCCATACGTGCCACGGATGCGTATCGCAGTGCAGGATTTCAAGGTCCAATTTATCTCATGCCACAAGGTGGTGTAGTGCAACCCTATGATAAAAACAAACTACGCATCGCAGACATCTGTGTGCAACAAGGATGGAACTACAGCCCCAGATTGCACGTGGATCTGTGGGGCAACGGCTGGGGCAAATGAGTCCAATTCCAGAACGCATCAATCGACCCAATGGCAGTTTTTACATTCGAGCTGAATGGAAACTGTGCCGAGTGGTATGGCCCAAGACCTGTGAGATCTCAGGACGTAGATTGTGGCCCGGTACCTTGGCTTATCGTGGCATTGCTACCTGGACCGGTCCGGGAACACCCGTGATTGAATACAAATGGCATGATCGCCAAGAACACATAGTATGGCAATTAAAGGAATAAAATTATGAAAGAACTTGCAAACGATATATCAATTTGGATAAGAGACTACGCCGTCGCCAACAACATCGAGTGGTTGGTGGTAGGTATCAGTGGAGGTATAGATTCTAGTGTGGTCAGCACCTTGTGTGCTAGAACTGGCTTGCCAGTCACAGTGGTGTCCATGCCCATACGACAAAGACCCGAACTGCATGATCTTAGCATGAGACACGGCGCTTGGCTCACCGAAAACTTCAGCAATGTCAAACACGAAACAGTGGATCTCACCCCGGTGTTTGATCAGTTCGAAACCACACTAGGACCGTATAACAACTTGTTGGGCATGGCCAACAGCCGTGCTCGACTGCGCATGACCTGCCTGTATCAAATAGCACAACACAATCACGGCATAGTGGTGGGCACAGGCAACCGGGTCGAAGACTTTGGTGTGGGCTTTTACACCAAATACGGCGACGGAGGTGTGGATATCAGCCCTATTGGAGACTTGATGAAAACTGAAGTGTGGGATCTAGGACGCGAACTAGGTATCATACAAGATATCATTGATGCAGCTCCCACAGATGGACTTTGGTCCGACGGTAGAACCGATCAAGACCAACTGGGCGGACTCACTTATGCACAGTTAGAGCAGGCCATGATCTGGGACGAACAGGGTGTTGACCCCGCGTATGACGCAGATTACAATCTGTTGTTACAGTATCGCAGGATCCGTGCCCGTAGTCTGCACAAAATGTTGCCTATACCGGTGTTTAAAAAATCCTAAAGGCCATACAGATACCAGATAAATTAGTCTGTAGCACTCTAAGAATAAAGGACTCGTATGGCTAAAATAGGATTCATTGGTATAGGTAAACTTGGGCTGGATTGCGCCGAAGTATTTGCAGAAAAGCACGAAGTTCGCGGTTACGACATTTACCCACGCACCAGTGACACGGTACGAGTATGTGATATCGAAGAATTAGTCGACAAAAGCGAGTGGATTTTTATTGCTGTGCCCACGCCGCATGCCGAAGGCTACGATGGAAGTGTTCCTTCCAGCCATATGACTCCTCGAGACTTTGGACATGATGCTGTGGTTGATGCTATTAAAAATGTCAACAAGTATGCTACCACGCCCAAGAAAGTGGTGCTAATCAGCACAGTACTGCCAGGAACTACTCGCAAGAAGTTTGTTCCTTTGTTAGATACTCGACATGAGTTTGTTTACAATCCTTATTTGATTGCCATGGGATCAGTCAAGTGGGACATGGTTAATCCAGAAATGATCATGTTGGGCACAGAGGATGGTAGCCTGACCGGCATTGCTGGTGAACTGCGAGACTTGTATGAAACCATCATGCAAAACAACCCACGCTACGAAGTTGGCACTTGGGATGAGTGCGAAGCTATCAAGATTTTCTACAACACATTTATCAGTGCCAAGGTTGGTCTAGTCAACATGATCCAAGACTTTGCCATGCGTATTGGTAATATTAACGTAGACGTTGTGACCAATGCCCTGGCACGCAGTACCATGCGTATCATGGGACCCAAATACATGACAGCAGGTATGGGCGATGCCGGTGCCTGCCATCCTAGAGACAACATTGCTTTGCGCTGGTTAGCCAATGAATACAATATTGGCTACGACCTGTTTGACACAGTCATGCATGCACGTGAGGTCCAGGCCAAAAATCTAGCCTTGTTCCTGGTCGACCAGGCCAACAAAACTAATTTACCAATTGTAATACACGGTAAGGCTTACAAACCCGATGTTGAATACTGTATTGGAAGTTATAGCACTTTAGTGGGTTTTTATATTCAAGAAGCCGGATTACCTGTAGTTTATGTTGATCCATTGGCTGATGATCAGGATAATTGTTTAGATACCATTGATGGTCCTGCAGTATTTTTATGGGCACACAATCGCAAGATTACCTATGAATACACTGGTAACACCCCCGACACACAACCATACTGTGAAATTAAACCTGGGTCAGTTATCGTTGATCCATGGCGCAAGTTATCGTTTACCATGCCTGGTATTTCTGTGTTACACTACGGCAATACAAGAATCTAACAAGGAATACAATGGGACTGCTCGACCGTTTTATTAAAAAGAAAAAAATCGAACCCAAGGCCGAGCCACGTCCTAAGAAAGTAGAAAAGAGCGAAAAGGAACTGGCCACTGAAAAGGGTGAACCTTGGGTTAACATCGTTGGAATGGAAGTGGATCCTGAAAACATGCAGGCCGGTGCATTTGAACTTGACTGGAATGATAAATTTGTGGCCAATCTCATACGTGCTGGTTATCGGATGGACCCCAAGGATACCGATGCCGACATAGTAGATCGTTGGTTTACTACTGTTTGTCGCAATGTAGTTCTAGAAACTTATGAGCAGTACGAAGCAATGAATCCCGAACGCGACCGTGTGGTCAAAACCCGCAACCTTGGCGACGGCAGGAGCGAAGTATCATGATTCTGGCCATTGGTGACAGCAACGTATACCCCGCCTGCACTGAATCCGATCAACCCATAGATTCTACTAACACGGTTCCTGTGTTTGCAGAGTCATTGAGCCAGCCTTTTCGTTGCTGGGGCAAAAATGGGGCCAGCAATTACTGGATACAAACTCACATAGATTATTTCCTAGCCGACGAAACCTGGAGTCCTGATACCTTTCTTCTGGTCGGTTGGACCAGTTGGGAGCGTGAAGAATGGCCCTGGTTGTACAACAATATCTCCGTATGTGGTGGTCCAGATTTTGGTGTTCCGGTAGCAATGAAAGCCCGATACGAGCAATGGAAAACCACCTTGACCAGAGAGTATCAGCAGGCCTGTTTGGAAATATGGCATGAAAGAATTTATCAGGTACATGAACAACTGAGAGAACGTGGCGTTCCGCACTTGTTTTGGACCACCTATGACAATTTCAAAGACCTGGCAGATCATAAAGATTGGCATGGTACATTTTATCGACCATATGATCTTCAGGGATGCATGAGCAAGTGGTTCGAAGCCAACAATGTTCAAGCCATAGCTGGAGATCCTTTCCACTATGGTGTGGCTGGTCACCAAGCCTGGGGCACTGAACTGGCCAACTACGCCAAGACACACTTGTTATGATGTTGTATGTCAACGGTGACAGTCACACCGCGGCTGCCGAAGCGGTGAATCCACATGCCTTTGCCGAAGATGATTCAGCTTTGTTCTATCTAGGACGTGCACCGCATCCAGACAACCTGGCGGTCAGCTGGGGTCGATCGCTGGCCACTACCCTTAAATCTGCATTTCGCTGTGACGCAGAAAGTGCCAGTTCCAACAGCCGCATCATGCGTACCACCATGGAATGGCTAGCTGGTGCTGGAGAGGATTTTCCAGATCAACTGGTAATCATACAATGGAGCACTTGGGAGCGCGAAGAGTGGGTTTGGGATGGCAAAAACTATCAAATTGGAGCCAGTGGACTGGACTGGGTACCGGCTGGGCTTGAACCCAGATACAAGGAGTTTATTATAAATGTGGACTGGCAACAAAAAGCGCACCAAGCACATGAGGAAATCTGGCAATTCCATCAGGATCTTAAACGCCAAAAGATCCGCCATATATTTTTCAACGGCAACAATGATTTTTATTCGATCAAAAAGAAATATGACTGGGGTACCAACTATATCGCACCTTATGATTCCACAATGACTTACGATGCTATCATACGGTCTCAAGGCATAGAAACAGTCATGCCCAAAAGCTGGCATTTTGGACGAGATGGGCACTCGGCATTTCACCGTTTTATATTAAACTATATCATAAACAATAAATTTGTTTGACTTTTTAGCCAGATTCATGCTATAATCATAGTATGAAATATGTTCTCGTAGATACTGCCAATCTTTTCTTCCGTGCTAGACACGGTGCTTTCCGTGCCAGTGATACCTGGGAAAAAGTGGGCTTTGCCCTGCACGTCACGCTGATGGCTGCCAACAAAATGGCCCGGCGTTTTGAAGCCGATCACATGGTGTTTGCCCTGGAAGGTCGTAGCTGGCGCAAAGACATGTACAAACCCTACAAAAATAACCGTGCTGTGGCCCGGCAAGCACTCACAGAAGGTGAACTAGAAGAAGACAAAATGTTCTGGGAAACCTATGATAATCTGACTAAATACTTGAGTGAGAAAACCAACTGTAGTGTGATTCGTTGTGCTACAGCCGAAGGCGACGACGTCATAGCTCGCTGGATCGCACTACATCCCCAAGATGAACATGTTGTTATCAGCAGTGACACTGACTTTGTTCAGTTGGTAGCACCCAATGTCAAACAATACAACGGAATTACCGACGAACTAATCACTACGGAAGGAATTTTCGATGCCAAAGGCAAAGCGGTTATCGATAAGAAAACTAAAGAACCTAAGTCAACGCCGAACCCAGAATGGCTACTCTTTGAAAAGTGTATGCGAGGAGATAGCTCGGATAACGTCTTTTCAGCGTATCCCGGTGTCAGAACTAAGGGCACTAAGAACAAGGTTGGACTCCAGGAAGCGTTTGCGGACAAAGACAAAAAAGGTTACAACTGGAACAACATGATGTTGCAGCGCTGGTCAGACCCCGACGGCGTAGAACATCGTGTGTTGGATGACTATGAACGCAACAGAATGTTGATTGACTTGACAGCACAACCAGAAGATGTCAAGGCCACAGTGGATGCGGCCAT